TAGAATTATAGAAGAACTTAAAAATATATCAGAAGCAGATAATCAAAAAAAAGAAGCTATTAAAACATCTAAAAAAGCAGTGGGTGCTGCTTTAGGTAGTGTAGTATTAAGTACACCTATTGTAAGTTCTGTAAAAGAAAAGATAGAATCTAAAATAAATAAGATACCTTTTAGTGATAAGATGTTAGTAGGCACAAATAAAATAGGTTTAAAATTAGGTGGTGAAACATATAAAGGTTCTTTTACAGTTAATAAAGATGGAGATGCTAGTTTAAAATTATCTAAAACATTTACAGAAAATTTAAAAACAGAATTGTCTGCAGATAAAGATAAAGTTAACGTAGGATTAAGTCTTAAATTTTAATGGCAGACCCTAGAGTAGGAACAGGAAAAAAACCCAAAGGTTCAGGAAGAAGATTATACACAGATGAAAATCCTAAAGATACTGTTAAAATCAAATATGCAACAGTACAGGATGCAAAAAATACTGCTCGTAAAGTTAAAAAGATTAGTAAACCATATGCTAGGAAAGTTCAAATCTTAACAGTTATGGAACAAAGAAGTAAGTTTGGTGGTAAGCCACAACAAGCAGCAATCGCAAAAAGAGCAAAACAAAGTTTAAAGAGAGCAAGAAAAAAAGTTTAAAAAGTTTGATGATGCCTTTTGGGTCATCAAATCTTACACATGTAAGATAATATATCTAGCTTAAAGCAAGGAGGTATAACATGACTTTTACACTAGATAAGTATATGCCCTACACTGTAGGGTTTGATAGATTCTTTGATACATTAGATATTGTAAGCAATACAGATGTCAAAGGATTTCCACACTACAACATTAAAAAAGTAAATGAAGGAGAGTGGGAGATAGATTTCGCACTAGCAGGTTTTAGTAAAGATAACATTGATATTAATGTTAAAGAAAATAAAATGACTGTCAAAGGTGAAATAGAATCTGATAATGAAGAGTATCTGTATAAAGGTATTTCTACTAAGAAGTTTTTTAAAACTTTTTCATTAGCAGAATACACAGAGCCGACAGAGGCAACTATGGAAAATGGTGTTTTAAAAATTAAATTAAAACAAGAATTACCAGAAGAAAAAAAACCTAAAACAATAAAAATAAAATAGTGCCAATATATTCTTATAGAAATAAGAAGACTGGAGAAGTCTGGGATGAGTATCTATCCTTACAGGATAGGACCAAGCCGCTCAGAAATAAAAATGTAGAGATGGTGATAACTGCACCCAGACTTTCCTTTATAGAAAGAGCAGAGCATAAAGGCCGTGACCAAATGATAAGTGCTGCTCGTCAAGGGATGAGAGAACGACAAATAGAAGAAGAAGTCGGTATAAGAAAATCTCCTGATTGGTTAAAAGAAAGAACAGAAAAACATTTACAAAAGGTAAGAAATGTTAGTTCCTGATAACGATAAAAAAGAATTAGATATAACTGAAAAGCAACAAACTTTTCTAGATGCTTTGTTTGGTGAAGCACAAGGTGACCCAAAGATTGCAGGAGAGATTGCAGGTTATGCAGATTATCATCAACCTTTAAAATCATTAAAGGATGAAATAATTGATAGAGCAGAAAAATTATTAGCAGCATTTGCACCGAGAGCAAGTATGGGAATGATAAATGCTTTACAAGAAGATGGTTCTACTCCAGGTGCATCTATTAGAATGGAAGCAGCAAAACAAATATTAGATAGAGTAGGATTATCTAAAAGAGAAAAGGTGGATATCAATGCAAAAGTTGCACATGGTATTTTTATTTTACCACCAAAAGAAAATGTCTGAAGAAAAAATTATTAGAGAAAGAAAAGGTAGAGTCATACCTTTAGGTTACAAAGTTTCAGAAGAGGATGATAAAGTATTAATACAAATACCTGAACACATGGAACTAATAGACAAAGCAAAAAGTTTTATAGATAATAACTGTAGCTACAAAGAAACTGCAGAGTGGTTATCACATCATACTGGTAGAAATATAACGGGTATGGGATTACGAGAAGTTTTAAAGAGAGTTATACATAAAGGGTGGTAGAAGAACCTAAACCTAAAAAGAGTGGTCGAAGAAGAAGAAGTAGCCTTAATGCTCCTCTTACAATTAAAGAGAAGAAGGCTAGAAAGTCAGCACAGGACATGCTTCGTGAAAAAAAGCATGAGTTGGAAAAAGCACAAAAAAACTTTTGGGCAACTAAAAACAAACTCAAAGAACTTGACGAAGTATTTGATGGCAAGAAGCAAGTCATTGAAGAAAACAAAATTGAGGAAGCTTCTCCTAATATCCAAGCTGCACTAAAAGATAAAGATGTAATCTTTCAACCTAACGAAGGACCACAAACAGAATTTTTAGCAGCACCAGAAAGAGAAGTTTTTTATGGTGGAGCAAGAGGTGGTGGCAAGTCTTACGCAATGTTAGTAGACCCACTACGATATTGTCACAAACAAAAACACAGAGCATTATTAATTAGACGGACAATGCCTGAGTTAAGAGACTTGATAAATCATTCTCAACAATTATATTCAAAAGCTTATCCTGGTGCTAAATGGAGAGAACAAGAAAAAGAATGGAAGTTTCCTTCAGGTGCTAGAATCGAGTTTGGATATGCTGAGAACTTAACTGATGTACTTCGTTACCAAGGACAATCATATACTTGGATTGGAATAGATGAACTGCCTCAATATCCAACCGAAGATATTTATAATTTTCTTCGGTCTTCTTTACGAAGTGTAGACCCTGAGATTCCAGTGTTTATGAGAGCAACAGGCAACCCCGGAAACGTAGGTTCACAATGGGTTAAAGAAATGTTTGTTGACCCTGCTACACCGAATACAAAGTTTGATATAGAAATTAAAACACCTAATGGTGTAAAAAAAATATCGAGAAGATTTATTCCTGCTAAACTTCAAGACAATCCTTACTTGATGCAAACAGATGATTACTACGCAATGTTGGCATCTTTACCAGAAGTACAAAGAAAACAATTCTTAGATGGTAACTGGGAAGCATTTGAAGATTCATCTTTTCCAGAGTTTAATAAACAATTACATGTTGTTAAACCTTTTGACATTCCTAGAAACTGGATGAGATTCAGAGCGGCAGACTGGGGTTATAGTTCACCTGCTTGTTGTTTATGGTTTGCAATAGATTTTGATAATAATATATTTGTGTACAGAGAATTATACACAAAAAAAATAACAGCAGATATTTTTGCTAGAAAAGTTTTGGAACAAGAACATGGTGAGTATATTAGATACGGAGTTCTTGATAGTTCTACTTGGGCAAGACGAGGAGACATAGGGCCTAGTATTGCAGAAACAATGATACAAGAAGGATGTCGTTGGAGACCCTCTGATAGAACCCCTAGAAGTAGAGTGGCAGGTAAATTAGAATTACATAAAAGATTAAGACCTGATGAAGAAACAGGATATCCATCTTTATTTATTTTTGATAACTGTGTTAATTTAATTAGAACATTACCAATGTTACCAGTTGATAAAAATAATCCTGAAGATGTAGATACCCATGCAGAGGACCATGCTTACGATGCACTTCGTTATGGTTGTATGAGTAGACCAGTACACCCTGTTGCACAAAAGTTTCATGACTTCGGTGTAGGTCAAACTAGAGATTTTAAACCTGCTGATAAAGTTTTTGGATACTAATGAAAGATATTAAGATAGGATATAAAAATTATAAAATAAAAAATTTAGATTCCATCGTATCTAAGTGTAATGAAATAAACGGACAATTTCTTGCATCAGATGGAATGATAGCTTTATCCTCTACAGAAGATTCTGTATCTCATGCTAATACTTTAATACATGAAATATTTCATGCTATAGTATATCAATGGGGAATAGAATTAGAAGATAAAGAAGAAGAAAAGATTTGCAATACTCTTGCGAATGGACTAACGACTGTGTGTGTAGATAACCCTTGGTTATTACCTTACATACAGAAACAATTAAAAGGAGAAAAATAAAATGGCAATCATGAAAAAATATGTACAAGGTGAATTACCTGAGAACATGTATGGAAACGAAGCTGCAAAGCAAGGCGATTCTAAAACTAATGTTGTAAAAGGTGGTTCTGCTTTACCTGCCGACTATGCTGAAGGTGGAGTTAACAAAGACTTCCCTAAAGAAAGTAAATCATATGTCGATGGTAAAGTCTTTACAATGGCAGACGAAAGAGATTACTAAGAGGTAAATAATGCCACATTCAACTACGAGTGGCTTGACTTCTGAATCTGATGAAGTAAATTCTTTATCAGAAGAAAAAGATAAGTCTTATAGTAATCTAGGTGCATTAATTGAATCTAGACTAAAAGAATCAGAACAGGCTCGTCTTTATGATGAGAAAAGATGGTTAAGGTCTTATCGAAACTATAGAGGTATCTATAGTTCTGATATGGCTTTTCGTGATTCTGAAAAGTCTAAAGTATTCGTCAAGATTACAAAGACTAAAGTCTTAGCTGCATACGGACAACTAATAGAAGTTTTATTCTCACAGGGTAAATTTCCTATTGGTATATTTCCAACAACAGACCCTACGGGTGCAGAAAAATATGCACACATAAAACCTGATAATATGAAACAAAATCCTCGTATGGAGGATATTTATGGATTTGAAGGTGATGGTAGAGAAATATCTCCAGGGTCTACCGCTAATGATATACTAAATGGATTAGCAGAAAAATATGCCAATGTAGATTTTGAAAAAGGTCCTGCACCTGATTTAAAAACTATGCCACAAATTGAACCTGCTGAAGAAGCAGCTAAGAACATGGAAAAATTAATCCATGACCAGTTAGAAGAATCACATGCTATTTCAGTAATGCGACATGTATTATTTGAAATGTGTTTACTTGGAACTGGTATTTTAAAAGGTCCATTTAATTATGAACAGTCAGTACATCAATGGTCACTAGGCGATGATGGTGAGAGAGTATATTCTCCAAAGTTAAAGTTAGTTCCAAGAGTCGAAGCTGTTAGTTGTTGGGATTTATATCCTGACCCTGATGCAGTGACTATGGATGATGCTGATTATGTAATTCAAAGACATGTGTTTAACAGAACACAAGTTAGAGATTTAATTAATAGACCTTTCTTTAGAAAATCTGCTATCAATAATTTATTAGAAGG